CGGCACCAAGACCTCAAGTCAGGTGTGGACCCTGACCTGCACGCTCACGCATTCCGCGAGCTAATCCCGTGCGGATCTATAACGAACGGTCGGGCGTCGAGTACGACGCCTATTTCGAGGCCCAACCGGGCACGCCGACCGTTCCCGGCACGGTTCACTGGCGGTTGCTGTGCGCCACGAACGAGCAGACGTTGGTGGACTGCACGCCGGTGCCCTACGTGATCGAGTCCGACGAGTCGGGCATCACGGGCGTGCGTGCGCGAATCGACGTTCCGGGCAGCAAAAACGTGATCGTCAATCCCGCGAACCGGCGCGAGATCAAGGAACTCCAGGTGGTGTGCGACAAGGACACCGACCGGGAGTTTTCCGAGGTCATGCAGTACTACGTGGCGAGGATGATTGGGCGATGAAGCGCGGCCGGAAACCGGGATACAAGCACACGGACATCGTGCGCGAGCGCATTCGGATTTCGATGATCGTCAACCGGCTGCACAAGCACATTGCCGGTGAGTTGGAGATGTCGCCCACGCAGATCCGGGCGGCTGAGATCCTGCTCAAGAAGAAGCTGCCCGACCTGTCATCGGTCGAACACAGTGGATCGCTCGAGCATCGCCACGTTGAGGAAATGACGGATGCGGAACTCATTGCCATTGCCGCCGGTGGCCGCGCAGGAACTGCTGCGGAGGAAGGCGGCGAGGGCGAGCACGCAGAGCTTCACTGAGTACGTCTCGCCCAACTGGCGGGCGGGGAAGATCCACCGGGCCATCTGCGAGCAGTTGGACCGGGTTCGGCGCAAGGAAATCGACCGTTTGCTGCTGTTGTGCCCGCCACAGCACGGAAAACAGCTTGCGCACGCGACGCCCATGCTGACCCTGCGGGGATGGACGACGCACGGCGAGTTGCGGGTCGGCGATGAGGTATTCGGCAGCGACGGTCGCCCGACCCGAGTTGTGGCGTTGTCCGACGATAGCCTCGCGACTGTCGAGATCGAGTTCTCGGATGGTGAGGTGATTCGCTGCCACGAGAACCACGAATGGCTGGTGTACGACCGAAAGAATGCGCGTAAGACGCCGAAGGTGGTCGAGGCGCGATTCTTGGCGGGCGAGCCGCTGTGGCTAGGCCAGCGCAACAAGCGTGGCGGACGCTCGCGGTTTAGCGTTGACTGGATCGCCTTGGCGGGCGCCGAGGTGGCGCTGCCAATCGAGCCGTATGCGCTTGGCGCGTGGCTTGGAGATGGGAAGTCGAGCGATCCGTCGATGTGCGCGGCCGAGGCCGATGTGCGGGTGCTTGAGGCTGTTGGCGAGACGTATCCGATCAGCAGTCGATGGACGCACAAGACTACTGGCGTCCTGTATGCGTACTTCGGTGGGATGCGAAAACAGTTGCGGGTCGCCGGGCTGCTGAACGACAAGCACATCCCGGCGGTGTACCTCACTGGGAGCGTCGAGCAGCGAACGCGCTTGCTGGCTGGGCTGATGGATACGGACGGCTATGTCCACCAGAAGACCCGGCGGGCGTGTTTCAGTACGTCGAGTCGGCGGCTGGCTGATGACTTCGCCGTGTTGATTCGGACGTTCGGGACGCGGGCGACGATTGCCGAGTTCGCGCCGAGCGTGTCGAGTTCCGGCATTGCCGGCCGGAGGCCGGTGTATCAGGTCACGTTCTCGCCGGACATGGCGATACCGTGCGAGATCGAGCGCAAGCGGGTGGCCGGTTTCCCGGTCAAGTACCGCAAGCGCGGCATCGTGGACGTAAGGCGCTGCACGCCGGAACGCGGTCGGTGCATACAAGTCTCGAACGCGGATGGGATCTATCTGGCAGGGCGCGGGCTAGTTCCGACGCACAACAGCGAGATCACCTCCCGCAAGTTCCCGGCGCTGGCGCTCGGGGACGACCCGCGTGAGGACTGGATTGCCGCCTCTGCCACGGCAGAACTGGCCGAAGGGTTCGGCCGCGACGTGCGCAACCTGATCTCGAGTCCCGAGTACCAGCGGCTGTTTCCCGGCACGGTGTTGTCGGCCGACAGTCAGGCTCGCGGGCGCTGGAACACCTCGCAGGGCGGTGGCTACTACGCCGTGGGCGTGGGTGGTCAGTTATTCGGGCGTGGCGGTGCGGCGATCATTGACGACCCGTTCGGCTCCTGGGAGGACGCGCAGAGTTCGACCTCCCGCGACAAGGTTTGGGAGTGGTTCACAGGAACGCTCTACAACCGCATCAGGCCGGGCAAGCCGATCATCGTCATCCAGCATCGGATGCACGAAGAAGACCTCGCAGGGAGGCTCATAGCGCGCCAGAAGGCCGGTGGCGACCGATGGGAGATCGTCAATCTCCCGGCCGACGTGGACGATCCCCCGTGGGTGGAGCGGTACGACCGGACGGCGCTCGAGCGCATCCGGGCCAACACCGATCCCCGGCAGTGGTCGGCGCTGTACCTACAGAATCCAACACCCGAAGAAGGCACGTTCTTCAAGCGGGAATGGGTGAAGTGGTACACCGACGCGCCGAAGGTGCTGCACAAGTTCTGTTCGAGCGACTTCGCCGTGACGGAAGGCGGCGGCGACTGGACCGAAATCTGGACGCACGGCGTTGACCCGTCGGGCGATCTGTATCTGGGATTGGACGCCTACGGCGGTCAGTCCACGGCCGACGTGTGGATCGAGCAGATGGTCGGCCAGTTCAAGCGACACAAACCGTTCGCCCACTTTGGCGAATCGGGCGTGATCCGGCGGGCGATTGAGCCCGTTCTCATCCGGCGCATGAGGGAGACGGGTGCCTTTACCCGTTTGGAGTGGATCACGCGGACGCGGGACAAGGCGGCGACGGCTCGCGCCCTGCAAGCCCGCATGGCGATGGGCAAGGTGTACCTGCCCGACAACGAGCACGGTCGGCGGCTGTACACGCAGATGCTCGCCTTCCCGGCGGGTATCCATGACGACGCCGTGGACGCAGCGGCGCTGATGGCGCTCGCGCTGGATGAGGCGCACCCCGCCACGCAGGCGACGGTGGTGCCGATCAGGAAGAAGGACCGCTGGGACAAGGCATTCGACAGCGATTACGAGGACGACACTTCGTGGAAAACCGCATGAACACTGACGACGCGCTGCCCAAGCTGCGCACGCAGTTCGAGGACGCGGCCGACTCCACGGTCCAGTATCGTGCTGACGCCGAGCAGTGGCGCGACTACTACGACGGCAAGCAGTGGACGACCAACGAGCGGGAAACGCTCAAGAAGCGCGGCCAGCCCTGCATCACCGACAACCGGGTCGGGGACAAGGTTCAGTATCTGCTCGGCCTCGAGCGCAAGACCCGCACCGATCCCAAAGCCTATCCGCGCAACCCGCAGGACGAAGGCTCGGCAGAAGCGGCGACCGACGCGATTCGGTACGTTTTCGACTGCAACGACTTCCAGCAAGTCCGCTCGGCCGTGTTCGAGAACATGCTCGTTGAGGGCGTGGGCGCGGTGGAGGTGGTGCGGGACGGCAAGAAGGACAAGATCCGCAAGATCCGCTGGGATCGGTTCTACGCCGATCCGCACAGCATGGAACTCGACTACAGCGATGCGCTGTTCCTCGGCGTGGTCGCGTGGATGGACGAGAAGCGCCTGATCCAGCGATACCCGCAGGCCCGCGAGATGATCGAGGGCCAGATGTCCGAGGCGCAGCGGACCTACACGGAAACCTACGACGACAAGCCGCAGTTGCGGTGGATCGACGTGAAGCGCCGCCGGCTCCAGGTGTTCGAGCACTACTACTGGGACGGCAAGTGGATGCGGGCGGTGTTCATCAAGGGCGGGTTCCTCGAGGAGCCGCAGCCCTCGCCGTACATTGACGAGGATGGCATCCCCGAGTGCCCCATCGTCGCGCAGGCGGCTTTCAGGGACCGTGACGGCAATCCCTACGGCGTCGTGCGCCGCTACAAGGACTTGCAGGACGAGATCAACAAGCGGCGCAGCAAGGCGCTGCACGCCCTGAGTGCCCGCCGCGTGGTGGCCGATCAGGGCGCCGTGCCTGACGTGAACAAGGCCCGCATCGAAGTGCAGCGGCCCGATGGCTACCTCGAGGTGACGCCGGGGATGCGCTTTGACGTGGATGTCTCGACCGACATCGGCATGTCGCAGTTCCAGTTATTGCAGGACGCCATTCAGTCGCTCGCCTCGACCGGCCCCAATGCCGCGTTGCAGGGGCAGAGTGGACAGATCAGCGGCAAGGCGAAGCAGTTGGACCAGGAGGGCGGCGCGATCCAGATTGGGGCGCTGTTCGACCAGATCCGGCACTTGCAGAAGCGCGTTGCACGCATGACGTGGAACCGCGTCAAGCAGTTCTGGACGGACGAGACTTGGGTGCGCGTGACCGATGACGAGCAGAAGCTCAAGTTCGTCGGGCTCAACGTCCCCGTGACGGCGGGCGAGCAACAGGTCGAGCAGATGAAGGGGCTTGGGCTCGCTCCCGAAGAAATGCAGATGGCCGTCGCGCAGATTGCGATGGACCCGATGAGCCGCGTGCCGGTGGCGAAGAAGAACGACGTTGCCGCGATGGATGTGGACATCATCGTGGAAGAATCCGATGACGTTGTGAACGTCCAGCAGCAGCAGTTTGAAACGCTAGTGGCACTGGCCTCTGCGGGCGTGGTCATGCCGCCCGACGTGTATATCGAAGCCTCTCAGTTGCGGAACAAGGAAAAACTGCTCGAGAAGCTGAAAGGCGGTGGCGAAATGTCACCCGAACAGCAGCAGGCCGCCGCCGAGGCGCAAGAGATTGCGAAGGCGGGGGCCGTTGCCGAGTTGCAGGGCAAGCAGGCGAAGGCGGCGAAGGATCAAGCCACAGCGGACAAGACGCTCGTGGAAACTGCGGTTATGACTGCAAACGCTATGCAGCCAGAGGTTGCTTCTTTCGGCGGTTCTGCATCTGCACAGAATGGGTAGCCCATCGGCAGTTGCCGGGTTCATACCCGCGAGCGTTGTCGATTCGATCTATTGACGTGCCCGGCGGACGCTCCCCCATGTCGGCGAGGAAGTTGGCGAATGTTAGCCAGCGTTCGCAGACAGTGACGTGCGCGTAATACGGCAAGTCTTTGGCGCGTGGGCGCAGGCACCGTTGCTTCATTGAGTGCCACGAAGAATATGTTGGCGTTGTCTGCGTTGAGTGGCCGTGGATGCGGACTCCGCAGCCGCATGACTTGGTTTTGCCTGCGCGAAGATTCGACAGGTACGCAACCGTTTCGTTGCCGCAGTCGCAGACGCATCGCCACATGGTGAGGTACTTGCGTTTCCCGGCAACCTCTATTGCGACGAGCTTGCCGAACCGTTGTCCAGATATGTCCACTGGTTTGTGCATATCAGAAGTATACATCGAGCGCAGTAGATAGGAAATAACGGCCTCACCGACCTAATCGGTGGCTCGGAGCTATCCGTCAAATAGCAATCGGTCGCCGCGATTCGGGCGATACGTCATCCACGATACGGAGTTGAGCTATGGAACTATCCGAGATCCTCGGAGGCGCACCCGCGCCTGACGAAACTGCGAGCAAGGTCGAGACCCCGCCCGAGCCGGTGCAAGCCGAGCCCGAGCAACCCACGACGACGGTGGAGCAGCCCGCAGAACGGCCCCGCGACGAGCGCGGTCGGTTCGTTGGACAAGTGGAGCCTGTTGCGCAGCCCGCAACACCCGAGGAACGCCAGCCGCACATGGTCCCGGTCACGGCAATGATCGAGGAACGCCGCAAGCGTCAAGAGCTTGAGGCGCGACTCGCGCAGTTGCAGGCCGCGCCACAGGTGAAAGATGAAGAGTTCTGGCAGGCGCCCGTGCAAACCACTCAGCAGTTGCTGGGACAGCACGAGCGTCAGGTACAGACGCAGATCCAGAGCCTGAAGTACGAACTGGCGGAGGATCTAACCCGATCCCTGCACGACGACTACGACACCGTGCGCAATGAGTTCATTGCGATGGTCGAACAGCAGAACCCAATGGCGGTTGCCATCGCGCAGCAGATGGGCGCACAGCCCAACCCTGCGAAGTTCGTGTACGACCAGACCAAGAAACTCTCCGCGCTCAAGATCGTGGGCGATCCGCGCTCCTTCGAGGAGCGCATCCGCGCAGACGAGCGGGCCAAGCTCTTGATCGAGATGCAGCAGCAGGGGCGCACGCCGCCCTCGGTTCCGCGTTCGCTCAATTCAGAACCATCAGCACCC